GAACAAAGTTTGAGGGGTATTTGAATCAAGATAAATCATTAAAAGTTATTCAAGGGGGAGTTCAATATGCAGAATCTAGCTACACGACTGACTACTCCAAATATGACTTTTCTAAGAACAGAAATATGCAATGGTTGTAAAAGAGATGTTGAAGTATATGAAATAGAAATAATTGGTGGCAAACATAAAGGTGAATTAAAGGAATGGAAAAAGGGTTGTGTATGTGAGGATATCAAGTTAGCCAATCAAACCTTAGAACATAGAAACAGGTTAGTTAGAAGTAAAATGCAAGAGATATTCAACAATAATTCATTGATTAACAAGGATTTAGAAAAAGCTACGTTTGATAACTATAATCCTAAAAATAAATCTCAAACATATGCCAAAAGGACAGCAGAGCGTTATGTTGAGGTATTTAATCTGGATGAACCTATAAATCTATCATTCCATGGCAGTTTTGGTATTGGTAAGAGCCATTTAGCCAAAGCGATCTGTGATGGAGTTATGGAAAAAGAGGTTACAGAAAAAGAACGGAAAAGGGGAAAACATGGATATAATGCTATTTTCATATCTGTACCTAAGTTATTGAGAAAGATTAAATCAACATTTCATAAAGATTCCGAAGTCGATACAGATAAAATCATCACTATGTTGGAAAATGTGGATTTATTGATTCTGGATGATTTAGGTGCTGAAAACTCTACCAATTGGGTAACTGAAATATTGTTCGATATCATAGATAGTCGATTAGGAAAGAATACGATTTACACAACGAATTATACACCTACTGATTTGGTCAACAAGTTAGGTGAGCGTAATTTTAGTCGGGTGATTAATCAAGATACAAATGTTATAGAAATTGAAGGGTAAAATCACCGATTGAGTAAGTTTATGAAGGGTGGCAACTAGTCATGGAAGAACAAGGCGGATTGTTATTTGTAGTATGCGATCATTGTAAAAATCCATTAATAGTACCTCCAGATGTCGAAAAGCATATAGTTTATTCTGATGTTCTGGTGTGTCCAGATTGTGAGGGAATCAATTTTATTGATGAAGAATTGCGGGATTATATCCTTGCAACTTCTCAAAAGGAAATATAGAAATATAGATAAACACCCTCAAAAGCATAACTCACATCAAGCACATTGATTTTTAGAAGTTATCTAGTGTTTTAGGTAAGGGGTAGTCATAAAAACAGCTAGAAAGGGGTTTAAAATTAAAATGTATTATATTCGTTTTGATGAATTGAAATAAAGACAGAAGTTTTTAGATGAAATGATAAGACGTAATCATGGAATAAGCGAAAGACAAGTATTGGATAAGGTTATTGCCTTAGAGGTTGAGCTTAGCGAGTTTGCGAATGAAGTTCGTTTTTTCAAGTTTTGGAGTAACAAAGAGATGGATAGAGAAAAGGCTTTAACTGAATATGTTGATGCCCTTCACTTCTTTCTATCGTTAGCTAATGATTTTAATATTGATTTCAATATGGGAAGTGATATCAATGACAATGATTATAGTTTAAAGATATGTTATTCAAGATGTAAAAAATGGGTGTTGGATATCTTGGATTCACCAGAACCAGAAAAGGTGTGGCAAGTTGCATTTAGTTGGTTCTGGGCTATGGGTGAGATTGTAGGGTTTACAGAACAAGAGGTTTTTTTTGAGTATATAAGAAAAAACAAGATTAATCATGAAAGACAAGAATCGGGTTATTAAGGGGGATTAGTAAAAATGGCTTTGAAGAAATCTAAGAATCCAGTTTTACAAAAGAAGTATGAAGAAGGGTTTGCAGATGGGTATAAAAAAGGCATAGCAATGTCGGTTGATTTTTTCAAAGTTCGTTTTGAGGATTTGCTAAATGTTGAGGGAATTGGTGAAAAAACGTATCAAAAGATAGTTAGGCATTTAGGTACACAATATTTTAAGGATTGATATGGGAAGGGGAAAACGTTGGATATCAAGTTAAATAAAAAAGCTCAGTATTTTCAATTAGCAACCAATGATGGTTGGGAAAAGGTTTTAGGTCATGGTATTAAAGTGGGCGATCATCTATTTTGTATCGTTCCCTTTAAAAGTGAATTAGTCATCTCAGAGGCTCAGAGTGGTGCTCAATTAATGAACGTATCTTATCCAGAAGAATTGTATCAAGTTCTGGAAACGAAGGAAGAGGTTATGAAGCTTTTTGAAATTTTAGGGGAGGAAATTAAAAAGGTTATTGAAAGCGTAGATGATTTTGATGAACATGTTAATCAATTAATAGATATGACCAAAGAACAATTAGGGGAAAAGCCTAACATGGTTTTGTGGGAAGGTGTTTACTGGGAGGATGTTTAGCAGGTGTAAGATGTGCAACAGAAGGCTCGTGACATTTGAAAGTATTTCAAGGGGTTATGGTTCTGTTTGTTATAAAAAACATTTGGAGTACTTAAATGAATTGTTTTTAAAAAGGCAGTTAACAATATTCGATTATAAAGAAGAGGGTGTTTTTTAATGAACTATCATGAGGCTAGAGCAGAGTTAAAACATATATTGGAGAATCAAAAGACCGTTGAAATTACGAAGTTAAAAATGTTATTAAGAGCACTCAACTTTTCTTTGGATGTTGAAGGTAAATCCGAAATTGATTATATAAAAAGCGAATTAAAACGACTGAATAAAATGGTTAATAGTATCCCAGAAGTGAGAAGGGTTAAAGGTGAATAGGGTGGCTGTTTTAAGACGAATAGATAAACTATTCAAGGAATGGGAAAAAACAAAGTCAATTAGAGAAAGAAAGAAGATTGAAAAGGAAATTCAAAAGTTGGGCGAAAAGCTAAAATTGCCCAAGAAGGAAAGAAGAATAAAAGAAATATTATCTAAGAATCCAGACGATCTGACAGTTAAAGATACACTTTATTTGTTAAGTGCTGGGTATTCTCAGAAAGAAGTGGCGAAGATTATGAGGGTTACTTGGTATGAATTCAATGAATATAAAAATAATCTTAAAAAGAGCGGGATAGAAACCAAGGGGGATATAGTTGATGCTATATTATGAGAATGTAACAACATCAATGCTTGGACTAGTTAAAGAGATTGAAAGAAAAAATAGTGAAGATGGTTATGTAATTCTAACCAAAGAAAAGTATTTTATGGGTTTTAAGATTGAAGAAGAATCGAGATTAAGAAAAGAAGGATTAAAGGATTCTATGCAAAATGTGTTTGGTGCTTATGCAAGCAATTAATACATAATATTGCTAACAATATTGTTTTCGATATTGATAGTGATATTAGGGGGGTAAATAATGAGTAGGTTAGAGGCGATAGAACAAGCCTTTGATAAGACAACATCTGAAGGTGGTTCATTCAATGGTCTGGGTTGGCCAGAGCATATTGGGTGGCTAATCGTTGAGATAAAAAGACTGAAAGAAGAAAACGAAAAGTTAAAAAAAGAATTGTACCTAATCGAAAAAGACAGAAGGAAAATAGCAACAGGATATCGTTAAAGGGTGATTCTATTGGCGCAAGGCAAGAGGGGAAAAGCTTTAGAAAACCTTATAGATTATACGAATGACATTTATGCAAGAAAAGGATTAGCAAGGATTGATAAAGTACCTACACCATGGAATGTGAGGTATAACCCAAGAAAGAGAATTAATGTAGCTTTCCCAGAGAAAAAAGGGACGGTTGATTATGTCGGGGTTAGTAAGGGGAAGTCAATTGCGTTTGATGCGAAGAGTACGAAGATAAAGACCTCATTCCCATTAAAAAACATACACGAACACCAAGTTAAATATTTACAAGACCATCAAGAACAGGGTGGAATATCTTTCATCATAGTTGAGTTTGAAAGTTTACAAGAATTGTATCTACTAACGTTTAATCAGCTTTATTCGTGGTGGGTTGATTCATTCAGAGGTGGCAGAAAAAGCATCCCGTATCAGTATTTCAAAGATAATTGCAATCTGATTAAATCTGGTTCTGGGGTAGCTGCGGATTATTTAAGTTGTATTTAATTTAAAAATATCGGGAGGAAATAAAAATGTTTGGTAATAAAAAATATTGTTTTGAGTGTAATGAAAAAGAAGTTAGGAACAAATACAGTTATTTTTGCGAGGATTGCTTCCGAGAAGAGTTAAGGAAAAGTGAAAAAGAGGTTTTAGCATGATTGAGATTGAAAAGCCATGGGGCAAAGAGAGAATAAGGGTTAAAAATAGAAGTTATGTTATTAAAGAAATCCATGTGAATGCAGGGAAGAGGTTATCCCTGCAATATCACAAGGAAAAGGTAGAAACGTTATTTTTCAAATCTGGTTATGGATATATCGAAATAAATGATTTAGATATCCCAATAGGTCGATTTGGGGATATGATTCACATTCCTCCAGAGAAGGTTCACAGGATAAAAGCTAGTCCGTTTAGCGATTTAGTTCTTATGGAGGTTAGCAGTCCAGAATTAGATGATGTTGTCAGATTAGAAGATGATTACGGGAGGATTGAAAATGAATAAAGTTTATATTGCAGGGGATATGTTGAAACAAGGAAATCAAATGTTAAGGAAGTTAGAAAAAGAGAAGTTGGAAAGTGCAGGTCTTAAAGTTCATAACCCTATGGATGATGAAGAGATAAACGATAAAAAGAAAGACCCTAAGGCAGAAGATATTTTTAGGAAAGATACCCAAGCGATCATAGAATCTGAAACCATTATTTTTGATGCTGATGACAATAATGTCGGTACGACAACAGAGGTTGGGCAGGTCTGGGGAATCAATTTCATGCTTGGCGAAATTAATAAAGCCATAGATGAATCAGATGGAAGTTACGAAGATATAGGAAAAAAGATTATGAAGATACTCGGGAGAATTCCTTTAAAAGATGTGTATTGGCATAACTCAGATATTAGGAACGTTGAGGGAATCAAAGAAGAGGGGTTGCGTAGAAGTTATTCCCTTAATCAATATTTACATGGTTGTTTGTTGGATATGAGTGGTGAACATAAGTTTTTTGATGAAATCGTGGATATCCTATACGAAAAGGCAAAGAAGGAATAAGAGTGACCATTAGAATCATTTATGATGATTTAGGAACAGAAAAAGGATATACGACCCTAACCAATAGCAAAGATGTATTAATGCGGAGGTTGAAAAGGTTAGGTGTATCCATTGAAAGTATCAAGGTGTTAGAAATAGATGGGAAGAGGTATTCACCAGAAAAATTGAGGGGATAGGTGGTCAATCAATGAGTAAATCAGTAAGAATCCAGAACATCAAAAAAATAGAAAGGCATTTAAGGAATTATCATACTTATAAAGTTGGTATTAAGAATTTAACAAAGCAATTGGAATATATCATGCCTTCTATGACCGCCAGTTACGATTTGGTTGGTGGCTCTAGTGGAGTATTTAACATCAAAAGTGATACTGAAAATTATGCGATTGATAGGATTGAATCCAGAAGGGCATTAGAGTTACATGAGGATATCAAAAGGTATGAAATTATCATTAGTGCGATTGATGAAGCTTTGAATGGATTAGAAGAGACAGAAAAAGAATTCATTGAGCATAGATACATTGAAGGAATGACCATTACAAAAACAGCTATGGAGTTAGGGTATAGTGAACAACACATATTCAATATCAGAAATAGAGCTTTTAACAAGTTGCTGATATCGTTAAAGGGGATATTAGAGTTTTAGTGTAGTTTTTTAAGATAAAGTTTATAAGTCATTTCAATGTCAATGGGTTATATTATATATAGTTACCAATTATGTATATTTCCCCCTTTCCCTTAGAGCGATCTCCTAGTCTTCCTAGGTTGGTCGCTCTTTTTATTACATATTTTTTTGGAGGGAATAAATAAAAATGGAAATCCGAAAGATGCACATAATGGATTTGATTCCTGCAGAATATAACCCTAGAAAAGAATTAAAACCGGGCATGCCCGAATACGAAAAGCTAAGAAAATCAATTAAGGAATTTGGATATGTCGACCCAGTTATTTGGAATGAAAGAACAGGTAAAGTGGTTGGTGGACACCAAAGGCTTAATGTTATGAAGGAGTTGGGTTATAAAGAGGTTAATGTTTCTGTTGTTGACTTAGATGAACAGAAGGAAAAAGCGTTAAATATCGCCTTAAACAAAATTAGTGGCACATGGGATGATAAGTTGCTCAAAAGTTTGTTAGAGGAAATAGATACAGGCGATTTTGACATGGATATTACTGGTTTTGATGAAGATGAATTAGAAAAGCTAATGACAGAAGGCGAAGAGTTTACAGAGAGACCAGAGTACGAATTCACAGAAGAATTATTAGAAGAGCATAATTATATTGTTCTTTATTTTGATAATAAAATGGATTGGCAATCTGCGGTTGATAAATTAGGAATTGAAACGAAACACGCTTTAGATAGTAAAGAAGGTTATGAGCGTACAGGTGTAGGTCGTGTGATTAGAGGGGCTGAGGTTATTGAGCGAATCAATTAAAATTATCGCCCCTAGTTATAAAAGGGCAGGTAATGTTAAGGCTGTTGATGTATTTCATGATAAATTGATATTAGCTGTCCATGAATTTGAGAAAGAAGAATATCAGAAAGCTTATCCTAATAATGAATTAATGGTTATGCCAGATGATATTGGGGGAAACATGGCTAAAGTCCGTAATTATATAAGGGATAATTGCGATAGTCGTTATTTAGTCATGATTGACGATGATGTTGAAGAAATTGGATATCATGAAGATATGGAAAGACATCCAATAGGTTTAGTGGCGATCATGGAGTTTTTAGAAAATGGATTCCAGATAGCTGAAGATGTTGGGACGATTCTATGGGGCATCAATTTACAGGCAGACCCAAAGTTTTATAGAGAATACAGCCCATTTAGTTTTCTATCCCCAGTATTAGGCCCATTCAGTTGTCATATCGTGGATGATGTGAATGATATTCGATACGATAACAGATTGGGGTTGAATGAGGATTATGATTATGCCTTGCAGGTGTTGCATAAATACCACAAGATATTTAGGAATAATAAATATTATTATTTAGCAGGTCATTTAACCGAACAGGGTGGTTGCGGTGCTTATAGAATTCTGGATGAAGAAAAAAGGCAGTCAGAAATCATGTTAAATAAATGGGGTAGTAAGGTTGTTTCATATAATTTCAAAAAGACTACGAACCCAAGGGTGAAAGTACCCTTAAAAGGGATTTAAAGAGCCATGAGCAAATGCTTGTGGCTTTTGTTGTTGTTAGGGGTGTAAAGATATGAAAAAGGTTGCGGTAATGCTCGCAGGTGGTAAAGGAACAAGGTTATATCCTATATCTACTGAAGAAAAACCTAAGCAATTTTTGAATCTGTTATCTAATCAATCTATATTAAAAGATTCTATTGACCGAATTAAGCCCATATTTAGCCCAGATTCGATTTTTATTAATTCAATAGATAAATACAAGGAGTATGTTAATAAACTCCCCTATCAAGCCCTAATTGAACCCTATGGGATGGGAACAACTGCGTCAGTATTCTTTATTGTATTAGAAATCATGAAACGATATAAGGATTGTGCAATAGTTTTAATTCCAAGCGATCATTATATTGGTGATGATGTTCTATACCGAAAGACATTAAATAATGCTATTGATATTGCTATTGATAGTGATGATGTTGTTCTTATCGGTATTAAACCAGATGGATATGAAACTGGCTATGGATATATCAACCATAGGTATGGGAAAGTTATTGAATTCAAAGAAAAGCCTAATCATGAATTGGCTAAGAAATATGTCATGGAAGGTCATCTATGGAATAGTGGAATTTTTGTATTTAAAACATCTGTTATGTATGAACTGTATAAGAAGTTGCAGAAGGATATTCAACTAGGTATTCAGTTCTCACATTTCCGAGGATTTTTAGATGTTTATTATAAGAATGTTGATATCAAACCAGATAATTTTGAGAAGTCAATACTTGAAAAGACGAATAAGCTTTCAGTTGTTACTGGAAACTTTGAGTGGTCAGATATTGGAGATTTAGAAAGATATAAAAACCTTGTCGCAGATGGGAGGGTTGAATTTGGCTCGAAAAACGAAGTTAACAAGAAAGTTGATTCGTGAGGCTGAAAAACTGGTGAAGTTAGGTAATTATAATACTACCGTATGTAAATATTTAGGAATTCACCCTAGCACATGGTATAGATGGATGAATGAGGGTGAAATTGCTAAAAGAGGGCTTAAAAAAGAGTTTTACGACACAATAAAAAAAGCTGAAAGTCATGCGGAAATCCGAAATGTTCAATTGATACAGAATTCTGCACAGGATACATGGCAAGCAGCGGCTTGGTATCTGGAAAGAAAATTCCCAGAGAGATGGGGGAACAAAGAGAAAATGCAAGTTGATGGGGGTATGTCTGTTCAAATCGTGGATAATATCCCGAAGAGTGAAGAAGATTGAACGTAGAGTTAGATAAAGTTATTTCCCCATCTTTTTATAAATTGCATCATGAAATTAAAGAAGATAGATATACAGAGTATTGGCTAAAGGGTGGTAGGGGTTCAACTAAGTCAACGTTCATTAGTGTTGAAATCCTGTTAGGAATCATAAACGATTCAGAGGCTAATGCGGTTGTGTTTAGAAGATATCAAAACGAATTAAGGGAAACGGTGTTCGGACAGTTTGAATGGTCGGCAGGTAAGTTGGGGGTTGCTCATCTGTTTAAATTTCAAGTATCCCCAATGCAGATTATATATATCCCCACAGGTCAAAAGATTGTTTTTAAATCGGCTGATAACCCACAAAAGATTAAGTCCATTAATTTAGGTCGTGGGTATGTTAAATATGCGTGGTTTGAGGAATGCGATCAATTTGGTGGTATGACAGAAATCCGAAATATCCTTCAGTCTTTATTTAGAGGTGAGGATAAACAAAGGGTTTCTTTTTATTCGTTTAACCCACCTAAAAGCGCTAGGTCGTGGGTGAATCATGAAACGAAGGTAGAAAAAGAAGGCAGAAGAGTTCACCATTCAACCTACTTATCAGTACCAGAAGAATGGTTGGGAAGGGTGTTTATTGCTGAGGCGGAACACCTTAAAAATGTTGATTATAATGCCTATCGCCATGAGTATTTAGGGGAAGAGGTTGGAACTGGTTTAGAGGTCTTTACCAACATAACCCTAAGAAAGATAACAGATGAAGAGATAGCGATATTTGATAATATCAGACAAGGTTTAGACTTTGGTTATGCTGTTGACCCATTGGCATTTGAAAGAATTCATTACAATAAGAAAAAGAGAAGAATATATTTCATTGATGAAATTAGCGGTATCAATTTATTTAACCGTAAGTTCTTTCAAAAAGCGAAGAAATACAAGAACACTATGACAATCGCAGATAGTGCTGAACCTAAGTCAATAGCCGAGTTAAAAAATGATTATGGTATGAGGATTAAAGGTGCGAAAAAGGGTGCGGGTTCTATTGAGTATGGAATCAAGTTTTTACAGGATATGGAAGAAATCATCATAGACTCAGAAAGATGCCCATTAGCATCAAAGGAATTTGTTAATTATTCATTAGAGATGGATAGGTCTGGGAATGTTAAATCAAGTTTCCCAGATAAAGATAACCATACGATTGATGCCACAAGATATTCATTAGAAGATGATATGAACAAGCGTAGCATTAGCTTTATTAATTAGTTAGGTGGTGAAAGTATTGGATATAGCACCATTTGTCAATATGGAAACAGAAAGATTAAGGAAACATATTGATTTAAAAAAAATGAGTAAAGAAGATATCATACAAGAGTATATAAATAGGCATGACACAAAGGAAATGCTCGAAGGTGTAAAGTATTATTTCAAGAAAAATGATATCAAAAACAGGGTCATTTATAAGTATGACAATATGGGTAATAAAGAGATTGATGAGGATGCAATAAATAACAGATTGGCTTCTGGATGGCATAAGTTATTGGTTGACCAAAAGGTTGGTTATTTAACGGGTGAACCAGTCACATTTAACTCAAAAGAAGAGAATCCAGAGGTTGTTGATTCGATTAATGATATATTGGGCGAGGATTTTAACGATATCTTGCCAGAGTTAGTCAAAAATGCATCTAATAAAGGCAGAGAATGGTTACACGTTTATATAGATGAAAAAGGGGATTTTGATTATATCATTGTGCCTGCCCAAGAAGGTATACCGATTTATGATAACACTAAGCGAAAAGATTTAGTTGCGTTCATTCGGTGGTATCGTTTGGATGATGGAACGGAAAAGGTTGAATTTTGGGATGACCAGACCGTTACTTATTATGAATATACTGGCGGTGGGTTGGTTCTGGATATGTCCTATGAAGTGAATCCTAGCTCTCATTTTTATTGGGAGGGGCAAGGGTATGGTTGGGATTATGTACCGTTTATTGAGTTTGCTAATAACCAAGAAAGAGTAAGCGATCTATGGTTTATCAAGGATTATATAGATGCTTATGATAACCTCACATCAGATTCAACAAATACTTTAGAAGAGATACAGGACATTTTTTATATCCTAAAAGGTTATGATGATACAAATTTAGCTGATTTTAGTGCGAATGTTAGAAGGTATAAGGCTATTAAAGTAAGTGAAGATGGTGGAGTTGATACCATTCAAGCAGAAATGCCTATCAATAGCTTAGAAACCTTTTTAAATACATTGAAAGAGAATATATATTCATTTGGAATGGGTGTAGATATTAATCCAGATAAGCTAGGAAATAGCCCATCTGGTGTTTCATTAAGGTTTTTGTATTCATTCCTAGATATGAAGGCAAGCATGACCGAAAGAAAGTTCACGAAGGCTATCCAAGCATTAGTTTGGTTCATATGTGAGTATCTTTCCATCTATGAGAATAAAGTTATTGATTATAAAGACATTACGATAACCTTTAATAAGTCTGTTGTAAGTAATGAGAGGGAAAAAGCGGACATTGCACAACAAAGTAAAGGAATCATAAGTGATGAAACGATTTTAGAAAATCATCCATGGGTTAAAGATGTACAGACCGAAAAGGAGCGAATGGAAGAGCAGAAAAACGCTTATCCTTCTGTTGAAGATATTATAAATAGCAATATTGATAGCAATATCAATGATGATACAGATGGTGATGAAGGTGGCGAAGAACCAGAAGAAGATTGATAAAATTTTAGACAGGATGGTTAGAAAGTCCGAAGATGAAGTGATTAAAGTTTATGCTAACCGATATAAAGAAATCATCAAAGAGATTGATAAGTTATACAGGAAATATGAATCCAATGGAGTTCTGACAATGGCTGAAATGTCTAAGTATAACCGATTAGACAAGTCTTTGGATAATATAACTGGTGAACTATTGAAGGCACAAGATAGCTCATACAGACTGGCTCAAAAAACTATGGAACAACAATTCATAGAGAATTATTTTAGAAGTGCTTACTTGTATGAGTTTGAAAGCCAAAGGAAATTAGGGTTTGGTCAGATATCTAAAGAAACCATTCAAGCAGCAATTGAAAACCCAATAGATAAATTGACCTTGCCAGCGATCAAGAGCAGAAATAGAAAAATCATAGTCGATAAAATAAGAAACGAGATATCCCAAGGATTAATTAGGGGTTCATCTTACCAACAAATGACTAGAATCATTCGTAATTTAGTTGATTTTGATGCGAATAAAGCCAGAACAGTTGTAGCAACAGAGGCACATAGGGCACAGGTTATTGGTCGTGATATGTCAGCTAGGCAAGCAAGTAAGTATGTAAATATAAGAAAGAAGTGGAGTTCTGCTCTAGACGATAGAACAAGAGATGCCCACCAAGAGTTAGATGGTGTAACTATTGATTTAGATGATGATTTTTATTCAGATGCGGGCGGAGTTGGTAAAATGCCCGGGCAAATGAATAATGCTAGTGATGACATAAATTGTAGGTGCTCTGTTTTATATGTTGTTGATGATAATGAACCAGAAGTAAGAAGGGATGGTCAAGGTAATGTCATTCCTTATATGAGTTATAAAGAATGGTATAAAAACAGGATTGAGAAAGCAGGGTGATTTAGATGGAGAAGCAATTGAGGGATATAGTTAAAGAATTAAAAGCGATTCGTAAGGAATTAGAAAAGTTAAATACTGATGAACCAATTAAACCAGAGATTAGTGAGTGAAGGGAAGTAAAGGAGGATAAAGAGCGTGAGTGAAGAAATGGAGGTAAAGACCGTCAACGGAGATTCTTATACTTTCACAGGCGAAGTGGTGCAGGATGTAAAAAAATATCTTAAGAGCGGTCGAAATTTCCCATTAGGTTGGGTAGCAGGACAGAATGGAGCAGTCAATTTTAACCACGTTGTATCAATTGAATTTAAATAGTCACTTGTCTTTGACCAATAGACGTTAAACAAGGTTATTTTATTGGTCTTTTTAAAGGTTAGACCCTAAAAAAACGTAACCCTTTGCATGAGGTGTAACATGCCAAAAAACATTAATTAGGGAGTAGATAAATAATGAATTTAAAAGAATTGCTTGGCGAAGATTTACACAAACAAGTGATGGATAAAATCGGAGATAATAAAATCGCTATTGTTAGTGATGGAAATTGGATTCCTAAAGAGAAGTTTGATAGTAAAAATGAAGAGGTCAAAAATCTAAAAGAGGAAATCAAAGAGCGTGACAATCAATTGTCCGACTTAAAAGAGAAGGCGAAAGATAATGACGATCTAAAGCAACAGATTCAAGAACTTCAAGATTCAAACGAAGAGAAACAAAAGGAATTTGAAAAGAAATTAGAGGCTCAAGCTAAGGATTCAGCTATTGAATTAGCTTTACGTGATGCTAAAGCGAAAAATCCAAAAATCGCTAAGAGTGCTTTGGATTTAGAATCCATCTCATATAAAGATGGTAAATTAATTGGTATTGATTAACAGTTACAAGCGATTAAAGAATCTGATTCTTATTTATTTGAAACAGAAGAGGATAGGAAGCCAGAAGGGTTAAAAGGTCGTCAACCTCATGTCACAGACCCTAACGATACAACACCTAACAAGAATCCATTCTCTAAAGAGCATTTCAATTTAACCGAACAAGGTCGATTACTCCGAAAAGAACCAGAACTGGCTAAGCAATTGAAAGCACAAGCTCAATCATAATAAGGGAGGTGTTTTCATGAGAAGGATACCTCGATTTTTAAGAGGGTTAGAGTTACCTGGTGGTGAAGATGGTAAATCTGCTTATGAAATCGCAGTAGACAATGGATTTGAAGGCACAGAACAAGAATGGTTGGATTCCTTAAAAGGTAAAGATGGCCAAGATGGTCAAGATGGTCAAGATGGTCAAGACGGATTTCCTACCGAGGAAGAGTGGAATAATTTGGTTAGTCGTGTAGATGCTTTGGAACAAGAAGGAACAGAATAACAAGAATTAAGGGAGTATGATATAAAATGACTAGAATTGCAGATGTGATTGTACCAGAGGTATTTAATGATTATGTCATTCAACGTACATCGGAGTTATCTGAGTTAGAAAAAAGTGGGATTATCCAGAATTCAACTCAATTAGATGAGTTGGCACGTTCTGGTGGTCGTATTCTTAATATGCCTTTCTGGGATGATTTAGATGGTGAAGATGAAGTTTTAGATGATGAAGAAGGATTAACACCAGATAAAATCACCGCAGGTAATGACCAATCTGTGTTATTGATGCGTGGTAAGGCATGGACTGCCAATGACCTAGCAAAAGCTCTATCGGGGGATGACCCAATGCGAGCAATTGGGAATCTAGTGGCGGATTATTGGGCACGTAGACGACAAGCTATGCTCATTAGTACATTACAGGGTGTATTCGGTTCATCATCAATGAAAAGCAATATTTCAGATATCTCCAAGAAAGAGAAGAATAATAGTTTTGTTGCTGAAACATTCCTAGACGCTGCTTATTTGTTGGGTGATGCTGAAGAGAAATTAAAAGGTCTAGCGGTTCACTCAGCAACATTCGCTAGTATGAGAAAACAAGACCTAATTGAATTCATTAAAGATAGAGACAACAAGCCTATCGCAACTTACATGGGTAAACGTGTCATTGTTGATGATGGTCTACCTGCTAAAGATGGTGTCTTTACATCTTATATTTTTGGGCAGGGTGCGTTTGGATTAGGTAATGGTCAAGCACCAGTACCAACGGAAACAGACAGGGATTCCTTAAAAGGTAATGATATTTTAATCAACCGTCAACATCAGATTTTACATCCTCGTGGTGTGAAGTTCACAGATGCGGTTGTCGAGAAGTCCTCACCTTCAAACGCAGAACTGGCAAATGCTAAAAACTGGGAGCGAGTATATGAACCTAAGAACGTTCGTATCGTTGCTTTCAAGCATAAGCTAGAAAACATTCAATAATATTAATATCAATATTGATATTGACACCAATATTAAAAGGGAGGGGGGAACCCTTCCTTTTTTGGTGTTTACCAATAAAAAAAGTAGGTGAAAGAGTTGGATGTCACCGAGGTAAAAGCGATATTGAATTGGAAAAGAGATAAATACGATAAGTATGTTGAAACAATGTTGCCATTAATGATTGAGGCAGATGAAGATTATTGTAATAACCAATTTATTGATGAAGATGGGAAAAAGGATATCCCCGCAGGTGTTAAAGTCGCCATAGCTAAATGGATTGAATATAACACCATTCAATCGGGTGTAACATCCCGTTCTCAAGGTGTTTCTTATAACTATGATGGAAATATCCCAGATAACATAAAAACCCTTCTAAGACCCCACAGAAGGATGAAGTTTTGATGTTTTATCCTCATGAATTTGAAATTAAGAAGTTTGAGGCGTACCAAGACCAAGAAACAGGTGAAATTAAGAAAGAATGGGTAACGATCGGGGAGTTTGATGGTGAGATTGTTGCTTTATCTGGTGATGAAATTGTAGAGGCTCAACAATTGGAAAATCCGTTAGATTACACCGTTCATATGGATTATAGTGAAAATATTAAAGCAGATATGAGAGTGTTTTTTAAGGGGTTAGAGTTGGATATTCATGCAGTTTTACCAACTATGACAGACTTTAATGGCGAATTTGAAGAGCTGATTTTAAAGTGCTCATCACAATTGAAAAAAGGATGATTGAATGAAAATTAACTTCACCTTTGATGATAAAGAGTTGTCGCAAAAGATAACCCAATATGCGAAAGAGAAACCAAAGGAAATTAAGAAAGAGGTCGCTAAGACTTCCGAATCTATATCTAATCAAGCGAAGTCATTAGCACCAGTTGATACAGGGAACTTAAAGAATTCAATCAATGTATCTTATTTAAATAATGGGTTAACAGGTCATATTGGAACAAATGTACATTATGCACCACATGTTGAATTCGGAACTGTTTATATGGGTGCTCAACCTTTTTTATTCCCTAGTCATGAACAGGAAATGCCAAAGTTTATTTCATCCATGAAAGAGTTGTTAAAAGATGTTTAGAAGGTGATTTGATGCAAAAAACATCTTTACCTAGTGTCCAGAAGATGATTTTTAAGACATTATCTAAGTATGAACCGTTAATGAATGAAGTTGATGGAGTTTTTACTGATTCAGTTGTTGGAAACCCACAGAAATATATAAGTATTGGCGAGGATACAGTTAATGATTGGTCTAACTGTGTTTTTTATGGTGAAGAGGTAACTCATACCCTTCATGTTTGGCATAGTGGCTCAAGTTATGAATGTAAGCAAATCATGAGCTTGGTTATAGAGGCATTAACACAACCGTCATTAGTCATAGATGATGGTTTTTATATAGAGAAAGTTAGGTTAGATTTTTTACAAGTAATAGATGACCCAGAGAATTGGCGACATGGTATTGTTCGCTTTAGGTTTTTAATATCGCAATAGAAAGGATGGTTATGAATGACTAAAAGAAATGTTGATGTTGCTATTGTGACTGAAACAGAAAATGGCGATTTTGAAGTTTTGGGAGGTCAACGATCTGCGGAATTAGAAGAAACGAGAGATACCATTGAAATGACCGATATGCATTCAGAGGGTGGTTATCAAGAATATGATTATGGCTTAGGCGAATGGGTTATATCATGTGATGGTGTTTATATCAAAGATAATAAATCATTCGATAAAATGAAACAGGCAATAAGAGAAAAAGAGTTTTTAACAGTTCGTATTACCGAAGATGGTAAAGAAATAGAAGAGGGGCAAGTAGTTGTTACCTCTAGGGCAATTGAAGGGGCTTATGATTCAGAAAGCACATATAGTTGTGAGTTACAAGGTACAGGAATGTTGAAAAAGGTCACAGATAGCGAAGGTGGAACAGAAGGGGGTAACGAATAATGCAGGGAGTACCAGTTCAATGTGGAGATAAAGAAAAAACATTAAGATTTGATATTAATGCTATGGCTGAATTAGAGGAATCATTCGGTAAAGGTATTGTATCGGTGTTAAACGAAGAACAAGTGGGCTTCCGTTTGATTCGTGAATTCTATCATAAAGGATTAAAACATGGCAGGGATAGAGGTCTTACATTAGAGCGTACAGGTAAAATGTTGATGAACAAGATGAATGACGAAGGGATATCATTTGAAGGATTAATGAAACCCATCTTTGATGCATTGGATGAATCGGGGTTATTTGGTGATGATGTTCAATTATCAGATAGCTTAGATGAAATCGAGGAAGAAGAAAAAAACTAAAAAAGGGGTTTGATTGGGATGAAATGCAGAAGATAGCATACGGTTATCTTAATTTAAAACCCCATGAATTTTGGTCACTAACCCTCAAAGAATATAAGTTGATGGTTGAGGGGTTCAATGAAAAAAATGATTCTGATTGGCGGAAATTAGCCCAATTAGCATCATGGATTATTCAACCTCACGTTAAGAAAAGGATTAAGGCTGACGATCTATATGTGCCTAAAGGTCAAAGGGAAAAGGTTAATCCAGAAGAAAAGCGAGAAGAATTAGAGGATTTAGCCGAAGAGTTAAATGTATCAATGTAAAAAAAGAGCATCCAGTTTAGGATTGCTCTTTTTTTGTTGGTTTCCAGACCTTATTGCAGTCCTTACATTGAAGTTGTTTAGACCCAAAGGGTGAAATAATCATGATTGCTAAACCTACGATAATTCCCACTATGCCAACAGGTGGGATGATTAAAAGCCAGATGCTGATACCTAGTAAAGCCAATCCAATAAAGAAGATATACCAAAACCCTACCTTGTGAACTCTGTTTGATTGACATCTAGGGCATGGCTCCCAATGGTCATTATTTTTATCGTCTTTGGGCTTGTTTGGTCTCCATGTGTTTTGTTTCAAAGCATCTTTTAAATATCCCATTGTTTCAACCTCCCGAATTGATTCACTACCCAAATATTACCATAAGAAAGTGGGTGAATAAATGGCAACAATAGCTGAAATGATGGTGAAAGTCGGAGCTGATATATCTGATTTTCAGAAAAAGACCCAAGAATTACAGAAAAAGACAAAAAGTATCGGTGATAAGTTTTCAAACGCAGGAAAAAAGATGTCTAAGTTTGTGACTGGACCAGTTGCGGCGGTCGGAACAGGGTTAGCAGGATTAGCGAAAAAAACTGCTGATTATGGCGACAGGATAGATAAGACCTCTCAAAGAGTTGGACTTAGTACAGATTCATATCAAGAGTTGAGTTATGCTCTAGGTCAAACAGGGTTAGAGCAAGCTGATACGGACAGGGCTTTAGGTCGTTTAAATCAGAGAATGGGTCGTGCCTTACAGGGTAACGAAAAATATTCAGATGCTCTGGAAGCCGTTGGAATATCTCAGGAAGATTTAAAGAATGGTACTTATGATACTGATGAGGCTTTCATGAAAATTATTG